AGTCTCAAACTGCTTGATGAAGGCTTGGTCAATTGTATTAGCCATTATAACAGTCCTAAGTTGAGTTTCGGTTTGCTACGGGTATCCGCACTTTCATCTCAACTCGGGTATCCTGTTAAGGGCCGATCAATGCGTTACGGGCCGCGATGATGAATTGTAAACATTAGTTTTATTTGGATTGCAACGCACAAATTCAACATACTTGTTTGGGCCGTTCGCTGAAACACCCACAGCTTCGAACCCTAACCAAGCCGCCCAGTCCAACATAAACTCATATTCAGACAGGATTGTCATGCTCATTCCGTGCTGCGTTTGGTCAAAGAAACTAACCAACATCTTAGATCCACGAGCTAACAACTTGAAGTTTTCTCTTACTTTGTAAGAGAACATAGCAAACATTTGAGGCCATTCTTCGTTTGCTTCGTGCCAAAGCCCACCAGCAAAAACCATATCACCATCTTTGTTGCGAACAATATAAACCTCAGAAGACTCATACATATCTCGCAATGCAAAGATTATATCAGCATACCCAAGTAGTTTTAGCTCTCGTTTGTTTTCTTGCGACAAAACTTCCAGCAACTCAGGAATGTGATGCTCTTGCATCGGGGTAAGGTAAGCCCCACCCCGACTCATAATCTTAACTTCGTCCTGAATATAGCTTTTGGAATCCATCGTTTACCTCTTTGATGTAATCATTGTTGCGACGAGCAGGGTGCCAGTAGCGTTCATCTTCCATCATTGCGCGTAAACCTTCCTCTGTAACTTGACCAACAGGATTAGAGTCAACATTTACAGATGGCGATTTCATCTTTTCCATAATAAATTCAAGGGCTTGCAAGCCATCAGCAGTCTCAGTCAAGCGTTCGATTGATGGCATATGTTCTTCAGTAAAGAACTGATTTGCAAACAAAGCCGCAGCCTCAACACGAGCATTCGCATTATCGCCCAGCTTTTGCATCTCAGCTTCAGAATCTGGAACGTCAGCCATCGATGCTTGCATGTACATCTCAAGTCCCTTTTGGAACTCGTCTTGACTATATCCATTCTCAAATGAATGCTCAGACCACCAACGCAATAAGTCGTTATCAACAGCCTGTTCTTGATCTACAAAGTCAGGAAGCTGATAATCACCCGCTGTCTCAGGTCGATCTTTGAATGCTTCAGATTGAATCTCCTCCATAAACTTAGCGCGAAAGTCTTCTTCTTTAGTGCCAAGTTTAGATTCTAATTCCTTGTAAGCTTTAGCTAGATCTTCACCAGTCTTGTATTTTTCTGGCAGCCATTCAGGGCGATCATTGCTTGGTTGCTCTAAGTCTTCAGCAACTACAAAGTCACGTTCCTCTGCGGGTGGCAGACCTTCTTCTTGTGTTGGCGCTTCAGACTGTACTTCTTGTTCTTCAGCCATTGTTCTTCACCTTGTGTCCTCTCTGCACATGTCGTTCGATTAGACCAACAAGGTATCTCTGCCCCTCTAAGTGACGAAGTTCATCAGTAGAAATATTAGGGCCACTTACCATTTCTATAGTAACACTACGCAAGTATTTTAGTATTTCCTTGCCAGTAGGTTCCGAGAAAACAGAAGATATATTAAGGCTAATCTTATCTTCTTCAGACTTTAGCCTTGGGATTCCATCTAAACCAACATGGTTATTCTGCGGCAATTTGTGGTTCCATACCTTGTTGCTGTTGTTGCATCTGAGCCATTTGCTGCATCATTGCAACTATCTGTCTACGCTCTTCTGCATCACGAATCAAGCCATCAGGTACACCAAATTTTTTCGCAAGATGAACTGCGGTCTCTTCAGTGTTAATTAAAAGGTTAGTCATCTCACCACCGAAGTACGCATTTACCATTTCTAGGAACCGCGCAACCGATGTAATATCTTGATTCGACTGCGCTTGTGCAAGTGGAGAAACGGAACGAATCTTAACCTCACGACCGTTTACAGTCGGCAGCTCAATGCGACCCTGCTTTCTAAGGATGTGAATAACACGTTGCAATACTGGTTGAACCAACTCAGCTTGCAAGCGACCAAACGCAGATCCAATGCGGCGAGATAGATCAGCCATACGTTCCGCAACTTCAGTAGCAGACGCAGGTGTTCGATCTGGATTGCCTAGCATGTCATTGTATAGCGCACGTTTAATATTCAAACGCATATCGCTTAGAACAAGATCTGCTACGTCAAAACGACCTGCTGCCTGAATTGGCTGCAAGCCGCCTGACTGGGGGGATTTAGGAATAATAGTGCCGGGCACTAGATTGATTGTATCTGGGTTTACAATGCCATCATCATCCATCTGGTAGATTCCAGAGATTGCCATTTGGGCATTTTCAAGAACAAGCTGAATTGTTAGGTTAGTTGTTTTGATTGCAGACAAAGCGTTCATCAATGGCCCACGACCATAGACTTCACCCGCACACTTAGACCAACGGAAACAAACATAAGGGTTTGAGCCAACGCCATTAAACTTATGCTCAACAAGATAAGTCTGTGTAGACATATCAATTACATAGTGAAGATAGGCTTCTTGGTTTTTCTTTGTGTAATCTTTGCAAACTACCTCAAGAACAGTACACTTGCCCTCTGGATCTCGGGAAATACGTTGCGCAACCTTCTGATCAAACTTGCCATCATCATAAAGTATTGGCAGATCAGAGTTACGGATGCCCTTACGCTCACGGAAAACGTGGTCAATCTTATCATCGGGGCCAGTATCTAGCACTACATGAGGCAACGGAACCGCAGAGAAGACAATCGGATTAATAGAATCGCCCTCTTCAACACATAGAACACCAGTGCCAACAGCCAGATCCATGAAAGATTCATGCACTTCTTGTGAGAAGTTAGAGTTTTGTAGAATTTCAAATACATACTCTGTGATTTCATCAAGGTCATTGTCGATTAAATCGCGCTCTTCCATTGCAATCTCTGACCCAGCAGTAAGATCTGCCCAACGTGCAAAGTTAGGAACAAGGCCAGATTGCAAGCGGGATGCAAATTCTTGAACACCAACAACCGCAGTTTCGTCAAAGATCTTATCATCTCGACGCTGACCAGCAGTCTCGTAGTAAAATGATTCACGTTGAGGTAGCGCATACTCATAGCACTCCTCAAAAAGATCTACGAAGTTTTGTCTATGAGCCTTGGCTTTTTCATAGCGTTCAAGATATTTTTTGGGATCATGCATTAGCTGTACCTACTATAGAATCCAATACCACCGCGAGATCCAGCAATTAGCGATCTGCGACCAGACCCTCGACGCTTACCTGTTGCTTCAGTAACCCGAGCATCTTCACGCATACCACGAAGCTCACGCTCTTCACCAGTCAACACTTTCTTACCAGATCCATATTCGGCTGAACGTTCTAGACGTTTGCGAAGAAGGGATTGCTTTTGACGCGCACGTTCTTGACGCGCTCTAGCCAACTCAGCAGATGAAAGCTCTTCTTGCTTTTTAGCGGCGTCACTTGGTTTTTGCTGTACTACCGTTTGATAAGTTACACTTGTAGTGCCAATAGGTTTTTCTTCATCAGCAGTTACAAGAGGCTGATCTTTAGTTTCAGTCTCTGTAATTTCTCTGTATGGCCCGCCACTAGATGTTGCATCAATGATTTCTTGATTGCGCTTATCTCTGCGCTCTTTCATTTCGTCTACAAAATCTAAACGTTCTTCAGATAATTTTTTCTGACGCTCTTCTTCAGCAACCAAAGCAGCTAATTCTTCTTCAGCTTTTCTAACTTCAGACTCTCGCTCTTCACTGCCATCAGTTAAATAAGTAACATCACCAGTTGGCGTTACATCACTTGGTCTAGTGACCTGAACCGTCTTTGGTTCTTCAACTACTGGCTCTGGCGCAGATTTTTTAGACTTTCCAAAACACATAGGATTACTCCTTCTTTGCTATTGCAAAGCATAGAAATTAAAAAAGTTCAACGCACAAGTGACCATACGCTCGGTTTCTTTGCTGCGCTCTTGGGTTTTCTGTTAAACACATCAAAGTCTTTTCGTGCGTTTACAACCTGAGAAGGTTTCTGATTAGACATCAAAGCGCGGCCCTCACCAGCACCAAGAAGAAGATACTGCAATGCGTCATGAATGTGCGAGTACATATTCTTATCAGGTTTATCAGCGTATCTTTCACCACTAACTTCCATACGTTTGTAAGAATATCCACCCTCAAAGCCTTTAATAAGTTGCTGGCAACGACGATCAACTAAGAACGCAGGTTTACCCTCAACCATTTTATTAAGTTGTTGCGAAACTGACTCCAAGCGGAGATCCACCGAATTACTCGGAGCGGGGAATGCGCGAAGACCAGCACCTCTAAGTATGTGGAAAGGGGTAGATTCGTCCGTTTGCGCCCTGAAATCACCTGCTGGATCGCCGTATATGTAGACATCGGAAACCGTGGTAAAGCGCGTAGCAATTTCATTTCTCAAAACCTCTGCAAATCTAACGATACCCATATCAAATGCAACGACTTCAGACTGAATCAACCACCTGTTTCGAACTTTTTGACCAATGACAGCAGCGGGAGTAAGCCCAAAGTCGATGCCAATATACAAAGGAAGGTTGGCAGCAACTGGTATTTCTTCTTTGGCAACGTGAGTTTCTGAAACAAACATAGGATATACAGGCTTTCCATCTTGGATTGTGCCTAGTTTATTCATCACATAGACATCAATCCAGCTTTTAGTCTTACCTTGAATTAGATTAGGATAGTAGTTCTGCATCATGTTCTGGCGATTCTCAGCCTTATCGCTTGGAACATAGTTCTCTACCTCACCATCCTCATTATAAACTTCCTTCATTCCAGAGGGCTGCGTAAAGAACTGCCAGTTGTCAGGCTTAACCAACATCTTGGCTTGCTCACGCGGAATATGATCTGGGATTGGAACCTCACCAGACATGATAGGCCACCAGTGATCTTCTTCAGGAGCATTGGTATCGGCAATAACGCCAGTCCAACTAGGGCCACCATCACGCATAGAGGGGAATCGACCAACACGCATTGTACACGCATCAATGATACTCTTAGGAATCTCACGCGCCTCGTTAATCCAAATGCCAGTTAGTTCGAGTGAAAGTAATTTCTTAACATCTTCAGGGCGATCTAATGCTAAGAAGATGACCTCCAAATCCAAGTCACCCTTTTTAATATGGTGGGTGTAAGGTACAGACCAGATGAACTTACCCCATTGCTCTTCTGGAAACCAATCAAGCCAAGTCTTAATAGTAGTTGTTCGTAGCTGCGGGTTGGTATTTCGAATGATAGCCCACCGACTGCGGCGAATCCCATCCTGATTTTTCTCTTGAGCAAGTGCCCTGCGGAATACTTCTACGCAGCAGCCGACAGATTTACCAGATCCAACAGGGCCACGAATGCCACGAAAGAACGTCTCGTCCTTCATAAAGTCTTTTAGAACCTGACCATCAGGCTTGTACTTAAAGGCTGCCAACTTTGTGATCCACTGCAAACTTCAACATGCGTTCAATAACTTCAGGCCCAATAACATCGATGATCCTGTCAGCTTCGTAATTAGTTTGAAAGTCTTTGGGGTGGTGCTGCATGTGTACTTTCTTCACCACCCTGCGGAGCAAGTCTCGCTCATGCTTAGAAAGGGTCTGAGTAAAGCTCATTCGTCTTCTATCTCAATTCTTTTGGGCGCAGCCGTTTTCTTCTTA